ATGTTTGAGAAACTCCAGGTCTTTTACTGTATTCCTCAAAACTGACTTCAGGTGTCAGTCTGCCTTGTTGACTGATCTGAGTCAGGAATGTTTTGTAATCAGTGTCAGACTTGATGTTACTGGAAACATATTGCTTAAACTGATCTTTCTGTAAGTTGATGTTGCGGTTGGCAGTATCTGCTTCTGCTTGGGTGTTATACTCATTCCCAAACTGATCTTTGAACTTGGGGGGAGGAGGAGTAAAGAATTGTTGTTGTTGTCCACTATCACTGTCACTTGTTTGTGTAGGTCTTGATTGAATTACTTCAGGTCTTGTCTCAAAATCACCTTGGTCTGGTTTTTCTGGAGGTTCATTGCTTCCAGTAAACTCACCTGAATACTTTTCTGCTTCGTCTTCCTGATAACTCCGAATCGGCCCCCCACCTACACCAAAACCCTGAGTTCCAGGAATCGGTTGTCCAGACCCTCCTGCTTCACGGAGCATCTGTGCTTCCCCCTGATTGATAAATGCCAGACCCTCTCCTCTGGTTTGTTGAAGAAGTCTTGCAAGTCTCAGGAGTTCGTCATCAGTCAACCCACCGGGGTTCATCTGTGTATTCATCATGGCTTAGACCAGTTTTTGTTGTGGCAATGATGCAGGAGTATTCTTTATTCCCACTTCTAGCATTAAATTTGTAATTGAGTAGGCTTCCCCAGGATTAGAGGAAACCGTATCTGACAGTTCAAAACGGACAGAATTCACCTTCTGACGAGCAAGGTGCATGGAGAACTGGTACACCCCTGATGCAATACGGTTGGTCCCAGATCCGTAGTATTCAGAACCATAAGGACTCTCATCTCCATACTCGTTTTGTCCTGTGGCAGTCCTGAAATCAAAGGTGTGTTTTTCGTTGTAAAACTGCTCGAAATCGTAGGCAACCCGTGCCTGAAGGATGTGGTTTGACTTATAATCTCCTAGAACCAGTGCTCTCCTCACCCTCTGCAGACCCTGAACACTGGAGGGTTTGATCCATGCCGTTGTGAGTTTGAGGGCTACCTGTGCATCCACATCTGTGTATTTGGTGGAGTCTTCCTGGTAGACCAGACCCCCAGAAGTTCTGAGGTAGGTGTAATTATCCGTTGCCCTCCAAATGACTGCACCTGTCCCTGAGTGATTGGTGAAGGTACTCCACTTTCCATAATAGAAGTCATAGACCAGACAGGGACCACTCTGAGTGGTGAACCTGACTTGAGAACTGTCTGCCACCATGACTGCACTGGTGATGGTCTCAGAGTTGTAGGTCTCAACTGCTGCTCCCACATAAGCAGTCTCCAGTTTGCGGTCCAAGAGATAGATCCCCTTCTGAGACATGAACATGATCCCCAAAGGTGTGAGCACTACACTGTCCAGTGTGATGCACCCCACATCTGATGTGACCAACTGAGGTTCTGAGAAGTTGTTCTGCAGTCCTGCAGGGGTGGGTCCATCACCTGTGATGTAGAAGATCCTCTGTGGTTCAAAGATGATTAGTTTCTCATCCATCTCGATCAAAGCAGTGACCTTCTCTGCTTTGTTCATGACGATGGTGAAAACATCTGAGAACTCCACTGGAGACTTGGCTTCCCTCTTCTTGGAGTAATAGAGCAGTTTGGGATTCTCTGAAGAGACTGCAAACAGACGGTTATTGAAGGTGCCAAGAACTGAGGTTGCAGGAGGACTGATGTTCTCCACAATTCCTCCGTTGGTGTAGAGTAACTCCTTGGCTAATAACTGTGTGTCTGAGATAGATCCTTCATCTGTAAAGGTTACAGAATCCACAGAGGTGTCATTTGCAACACTACCCACCTTGTAGAACAAAGTCCCATTGTTCTGAGTTCTGTAAACCTCACAATTGACAGAGGTGTGTTCTGTAATCCTCAGAGTGGGTATGGTCAGTGTGACTTTGAGGTTTCCCCCTGAAGGAGATCCTGTGACTGCCACAGAGGGTGCAGACCTGTGGATCTGACCCCGTGAGTCTGTGTGGACATAGATCACTCTGAACTGGTAAGACCCCCCAGATGTGAGGGAACCACCACTTGCCAAGGCTGCAGTGACATTCTCAGGAAACAGGTGAAACCCATGCTCCTCAATGTTCTGTGAGTCATAAGCACTGACAAACCCCCCTGCAATGTGAAGATTCTCACCCAACTCCAGACCCTGAAAAGATGCAGATTGGGTGAAGTCCACTGTAGAAAGACTGATTCCTTTCAGACTATAAACATCATCATCCCTGCTTACTAAACGGGTTTTGACCTGAGATGGAAACTTAAAGATTCCAGTGCTCGCATCATCTGTTACGAAGCACAATGTAGAGTCTCCTGGAAGTCCTCCTGCTACACTGGTCTGCATCTTTGCTACCACCAGACCTGTGGTATCCATCAGGAAATAGGTACTCTGCAAATCTGATGCGTGGACTACCACCATGTAAGTCTTGGAGTTGTAATAGAACCCCTTGGATGCTAGTCCCACACTTCTCTTAATGACTGAAGCAGACCCTATTGAAGATGCACTGACATCATAGGTTGCCTTCTTTACCAAGTGGTCATAATCATTCGTGGCATCATGCTCATAAAGAACGACAATATCAGTCCCATCTGTGGTCAAAGACACACGGGGGATCACGGTACTGGTACCCTCCACTGTCTCTGTGTCCACTGCAGTGAGATCAAAAATCAACCTTGTTAGTTTAAGACCTGCACTCCCGGCATCTGTGCTATATGCCACATAGATGTCATTGTCATTATTAGGGTCTTTGAAGACTGCCAGAGAGTCTTTGGGATCTGATGCTATTGTGGCAGGAGAACTGTAACCGTTTGCAGGACCACCAACGGTCCCTTCTGAAGAGATATAGGCAACCTGTACTTGACTAGAAGCATTTCTGTAAGCAAAGACTGCATCCTTGGCATTGTATTTTGTAACGTCCAGTTGTTGCCCACTGGTTGCTGCATTGGATGCTAATTGCGTTGCAGACTCAAAAATAGTTGGGTTCTCATTGTCAATCAGTCTGATGTCTATATCATCATCAGAGTCCTCAACATAAACCACCCCAAGTCTGCCATCTAATTCTACTACACGGGGTAGTTTTGCCGTGGTGGAGATCGAAGTATTGTTCTGCAGGAATGCACCACTGGTAGCATCAATGACTGATGCTCTGACTCCTCCTTGAGTATCCTCCCATGCTATGCAGTACAGACCATTGCCATAAGCAATGTCTGGAGAGGATTGCTCAAAATCATTTCGTATGATGTCCTCAGAGGACACATTGACACTGAGAGATCCACCCTTATCTACCCACTCATCTCTTCCATCAACATAGGAATACAGTTCTGAGTTAGAGAAAAGCAGCAACTCATCCTGGAATGTGGAGAGTGCATCTCCAGAACTGATTGAGGAGGTAGACCCAGAGATAGAACGACTGAGTTTAGAGTACCCATTCCTCTTGGTAATGGTGGACCCTTTGGTGAAAACTCCGTTTTCCAGTTCTGTCAGTTTTGTTGGCAGAACCATCTTCTGATCTGTCTTGGTGTCAAGAGAACCAGACAGATCTACAGGGATGAGTGCTTTATCCAGTGGCATCAGAGGTAGCAACCTTGAGATCAGGTTTATTGCTTTCCTCTTCTTGCATTAATAAAATCTCTTCCATGCCGAGTAAACGGTGCAATCGTGCTTCTATTTGTGGAACTTTTGCCAGTTCATTCTTTGTTTGATTTATTTCTTTTTGGATCTCTTCTAATGTCATTTATGCTCCTTCTAAAGCGGTTACTTTTGCTGAAAGTTCTTTAACTGCTTCAACTAACATTGGGATAATATATTTTTCATTTACAGTAAGAGGATTTTCTATAGTTAAATCACCAACTATAACCGAATCAGTTGTAAAAGAATTCACAAGATTTGCGTCAATTGATTGAACATCTTGAGCAATCAGACCATAAGAAATTCTACCATCATTTTCATCGCAAAAGCCTGGTATCCAATTAAATTGAACTCCTTGCATCTGATTAATTTTATTAAGTGAATTAGTTAGGTTTACAATATTTTCTTTAAGTCTTTGATCAGAAGCATTGTAAATTGCAGTACCGTTACCAGGAACACCAATGTTGCCATTGTTGGCAATAGTCATTCTTCTGGCTTTATCACCAAATTTGTCAGTGTTTACGTCTTGAACGTAAAAGTTCATATCACCTCTGGACTGCAAACCTAATTGAATCCCAGACGAATTAAAAATTCCACAATTATCATTACCACCAATAGCAATTGCCCCCATACCAGTGGTTTCTGTAGATGTCACTTGTACTGTTGCGACATTTGTACTTGATGTGCCTGTACCAACATTAGGGTCAAACGATGGGCCAATTATCCTTAGTCTTCTATTTCCAGGGGTACCAGTGCCAATCCCAACATTTCCATCATTAGCAATCGTCAACGCATCAGTGAAACTTATTGTTGCATCAGCAGAACCTGACCCAGCTACTCTAAAAACGTGTGTTCCATCAAATTGGTCATATCTTGATGCTTCATCAGCGACTATGTATTTCCAGGTCGCATCAGTCGCTCGATATACGTTATTTGTAAGTGCTAAAATAGAACCAGCAGCTTGTGATGCCGTTCCTTGTAATCCGACAGTTCCAGCTATTTGCAATGCTCTGTAATTAGTATCAACTGCTTCAGGTGTGACTCCAATTCCAACATTTCCAGAGGAGTTAATTGTAAATCTTAGATTATTTCCACCAGTTGCTATTTGAAAATTATTAGTTGCCCTAATCAGAGCATCGTCAGTGCTTGATCCTGTTAAATGTGTAGAACCTCCTGAGCCATAGTATGCTTTTTGATTACCACTATGTCTTACAGTTAGTCCTCCACCACCAACAGCAGTTGTGTTTACAAGTATTGGATAGTAGCCAGTAGAATCAATATGAAGTGAGCTGTTGGCTTCAGGACTCGCAGTGCCAATTCCTACCCGTCCAGAATCCCCTTCAACTACAAAATGCGTGGAATTGACCTTGAGATCATTACCAGATGCAGATCCAGTGTTGACGTTCAGGGTTGCACTTGAGGCTATTGTCAGATCCGTTCCATCCCCCTCAATTTTTTCACCATCATTTCCAAAAGTCAGACCAACGCCAGACGGAACATTAATATCAGAGGTTGCAGTCAGATTAATGTCTGCACCAGATGTCAGTGTCAGGTCAGTGTTATCTCCTTCTATCTTCTCACCAGTGCCAAATGTAATTCCTACATTAGCAGGAACAACAACGTCCGTGGTTGCGGTCAGGTTGATTGCTCCACCAGATGCAACCGTCAGATCAGTTCCATCTCCGACAATGTATTCACCTCCTTTGTCAAAAAAGTAGAGTCTACGGTCATCTGCCATCCTGACAACCTCGTTGCCGTCATATTGCTTAAATATGATGTCCTTAGCGTCTACTTCATTCTCGATGACTAGATCAGAAGAGGAGTTGCTGATTTTTCCGATTGCAGTTCCATTATCCTTGAAAGTCAGGACTCCAGAGTTTGAGTCCAGATTGATGTCACCTTCAGCATCTAAAGTTATCGTGTTTGACCCACCAGTTGCAGCAATGGAGATATTTCCACCAAAAGAGGTGGATGTGGTGAGCATGGTGCCTGTCTCATCTGGCACCGTGATGTTGTTGGACCCTGCAGAAGACCCTGTGTATTTTAATATGACGTAGGCATCAGACCCTGCAGACCCATCATACTTGTAGAGCAGTATGTCTGCATGAGCCATTTTTGAACCACTAAAAGGAGTTAGATTGGTGTCAAACTCAAAACGGTAGATCCCTGATCCAAATAACACTTGAGCATCAGTACCTGACATTCCATCAATTGATCCCCCCGTGGTCTTGACTGATGCACCGTTGGTGATCT